ATCGACCTTGCGGTTGCTATTGTGGCACGGTCTGCCCACACCCGGCGCAAATTCTCTGCGCGCCTGGCTGGCAGAACTCAACTCAGGTCTGTAAAGTGGCGTCGAGTGATGATTCGAGCAGTCAAGGTCATTCGCGACATGCGTTTGCCCTATTGGATCCGGACAACCATTGGGCCAGACCGTCCCACTATCCAAAAGGTGCGTGAAGGCCGGCAACTCCTCATTGATGCAGGGTGGCCTGTCAGTGTTGATATATCTTCCATGGAACCTTCAGGCCCTTCTTCTGAGGTTGAAGGTGCTGGAGATTTCTTTCTCTTTAGTACTGATTTTAAAACTTCAATTAGACGTTCTAAACTTGAAATAGTAGAGGGATTGGCGGTGCTTAATCGTCATTTTGAAGCCTTTGAGCGAACCGAAGAGTATCAAAGTGAGCTGAATGAGCTCGCGTCCACATCCCGGTATTTTAGGTTATTAAACCCTCAGAGCACGTTAGACGTACTGGATGATGTTTGGGCTATGGTCTGGCCCATATTTAAAAACTCCAAGCTCACCCCTTTTGAAGTTGTTCAGAAAAAGTGGGAAAAGAAGTATGCTTTAGGTTTCTGGATGTCTGATCCAGACTCCAGAAAACCCAAAAAGCTTTCGCGCAGAAAATTCATAAAGTCAGTGGGCTTTCAGCGCTTCCAAGAAATATGGGCAAAGACCTTTACCCTTTTTGCTGGGATCGTGCCAATTGCTCATGTATCCGTGAAAGGGGAGGCTTTGCCTGCCTCTAAGCGATTGAGCGATAAAGTTAGGAGCATCATTGGCTCCCCTCTTGCTCATTACATCGCTTCCACAGTGGTGAATTATTATCCTAATCACCATTTTTCGTGGAGCGACACACCCATTGCTGTTGGCATGCCTTTGACTGGCTTGTGGTTGGGCAGGCTCTTTGATAAGCATGCCACTTTTGATAGGCATTGTGAAGGTGACATGACAGCATTCGATTCATCACTCACGAAACCTGTCAAATCTATCATTCTCGCAATTCGCAAAATGGGATTTGAACATCACCGCGATGCCGACTCAATAGCAGCCCTCCTTGACCAAGTTTATCTGCAGCTTGATAACCAACTATTGGGCTTCACTTCCACTGGTGACGTGTATTTTAAAGGCACTGGATTGACCACGGGCCACTCAAGCACATCGATGGATAATTCGGTTGCCCTGGTTGCCTTATACATGATGGCCTGGAAGAAATTAACAGGTTTAGGCGCTAAAGAATTTCGGTTCTACAACCAGTTGACCTGTTATGGGGACGATCATCTTTTATCGATGTCTCGTTTTGCTCCCCTAAGTTGGACGCCCCTGAATATTACCAACGTCATGAAAACTTTCGGAGTGATTAATAATGTAGAGGAAAAAGCCCTGGATGAAATTCCTTTTCTCTCAAAATATTCACGAAAGGCCACTCTTCGCGACAGAGTGGAATTGGATGGTGCTGGACTCACAGGTGTCCACCGTATCGTGTATCACAATAAGGCCCGATTGGTGGGCAAATTGACTGCTAAGGTTGTCAACCGAAATCCTACTTACATTGTGAAACGGTTGCAGTCCTATTTACTCCTTACGGCTCACCATCCTGACCTATATAGTGCAATAGTTTCAGAGCTCAGAAATCCCAGGTACTCAGCAGTTCTCAAACACGATTGGGGTTCAATTAAAACTTACAATCAAATTTTGCAACTCTGGTATTCAGAGAACATTCCTGATGCCCTTGATTCAGAAGTGGCTGAAGAGCTATTGGCTGATAGTGATTCTGATCCTATCACAGTTGGGACTTCTTCTGTTTTTGAAGATATGGCCATGGTGCTCTCTTTCGTGCCGGATTTGCTCAATCCGGTCCTCTTCAATGCAGGACCAGTGAGGGTTATCCAGCGGACACTAGGCAAATACTTAGCGTGGGTTCCACGTTTGGTGGGTGCTGCTAACGGAGTCCGGTCATTAACCAGCATGTCGGCCTTCTTACGGGGTTCGCCTTATGGCTGGCTTGATTCTGACCTTATTCCCTCCATAGGTCATGGAAATCCCAATGGTGCTGATCTAGCCCGTCACTGGGTTTTTGCACTTTACCTTTGGCTTCGCCCGACCTGGCGAGCTGGAGCCATCTGGGATTTTCTCATGGTTCGAGTCGCTAACATGCAATGGATTCTGAACTCACATGTTTCAAGCGGGCTCCCAAGCCATGGATGGGATGCTGATAAGCCGTTATTTGCAGCCCTGTTGGGTGTTCTCCCTTTTCCAGACTGGGCCCCCACGTTTATTATAGATTGTCAATTGCCAGATTTTCAATACTGGTGGGATGTGTTCTTGAACACAATCATAGCTCGGTTGTGGTCAGCTGTTCCGGCAGACTTCGGTGAAGTGGGTAATTTGTTAGAGAACCTCCTCACTGATCCTGGCCAGTCTGTCCTTTTGGTTAAGGCGCCTACTGGTGTTGGCAAAAGCACAACCATGATTGTGTACCTCGCGACCCATTTTCCTTCCGTGCGGCACACAGTTGTGATTGAACCTCGTGTTTTATTAGCCACGGGTTTAGCCACTTATGTTAATTCAAAATTTGGAGTGTCTACAACTGCGGGTGCTAGTGGGTCACTTTTCGATCCAGCGGCCAAGATCTGGTACATGACTCCTGCTAGCTTCATGGTTCACATTCACCTTTTAAAAGATGACTTCCTCCTTGTTCTGGATGAGGCCCATTTAGATGAACCTGCCTATGACTGGTTCAGAGGGCATTTGCACAAACTTGGTTGTAAGGTGGTTTGGACTACTGCCACCCCAAACAAGTTGATGCATCAAGCTGATCTATTTATAGATGTGCCTATTGCTCAGGTTTTTGATTCAGCTCTTGAACGACGCCCCATTCCTGGGCCCTCTCATTACATTCGGGAATCTGTGGATTTGGTCAATTCTTATCCTCCGTTCAGAAGATGTCTTGTCATCTTAGACACGCCTGAACAATGTGAATCGGCCCTATCAAGGAGTAGATATCCCGGACAAGTTTTGTCCTCCCGACACCCTCCTGTCGTAGTCAAGGCTTCTAGGTACTTCGCCACGTCCGTGGTGGATTTAGGTGTCACTATCGAAGACCTTGAGCTAGTGGTAACGCCCAACTGGGTGTACCATGGTTCTGGGATCAGGTCTGCTTTAGATGACACAACTCTTGCACAAAGAAGAGGTCGCACAGGTAGGACTTGTAACGGCACTTTATTAGTGTTGGAAGCAGTGTCCGGCCTTGAGTTGTCACCTAAGCCGCATGTGGATAGCTCGGAGGCGTGGTCTGATTTTATATCAGCTGGAGTGCCTGTCGCCTTAGCCGCAGCGCTTGATCCAGTGGGTGTTTCTCATCTATATGGGGTGAAAATGCCTAGTGCGCGCTCGCTTCTGGAATCTAAAGCCCTCCTTCAGGAGCTCGGGCACGTAGACAAAATCTTAACAGAATGGTCATCGTTAAGATCTATTCAAGGAGACTTACCTAAGCCTCTCGAGGCCCCTGTCCTCTTGAAACCAGCATCCGGTGGCCTCAGGTTTTCAACCCGCCATAAGGGCTTCGCTAATGCCTGGAGCCTTTCTAAGATGGCTGTGGCCGAAATCATTGAGGCTTGGCAGGAGAAAAGGAGTCCCTCTGTTGAGAAGCTTGTGGCCAAGGCCCGCGCCAAAGGTCTCGATAAGCTCTTGACTGCCTACGGAGGCTCAGCGACGACCCGGTTCGGGCGTTTCTTAAAAGCTCCCATTAAGCAGGCTAGGAACTGGCAAAGTGTCCTTAATGAGGCGCTTTGTTACAACAACGATCCTGGTTTATGGGATGATGAGGATTTGGCAGCAATGCTAGAAACTCTTGCCGCTCTTCCTTCTGATGTGAAGGATGCGGCATAAGCGGGCTCCCTGAAGACGGCACTAGCCGAAACACCCGCGTGTCGGAGCATGTCTACATCAGGTAAGACAGAAGATCCCAGCCTAGTTGAGATCTTGGAAGAGATTAAGGAAGCCTCTAAGCTTAGCTTTTCCAAAGA